CGCACCGGCGGAAGACATTCTATCACCCCACTGTGTTTTTTTTCTAAGCTCTGAATATAAAATGTCATCGGTTACTCGTTTTCTGAAGCAAGTCTCTCCCTCCGAACAATACATTGCCGCCCCAGCGCTGGCCACTCTTGCTGGCCAGGCTTGCGAGTTTATCCCCTCGTCCGCCAACGTCGTCGGCAACTACCCACCTGGCTTTATGATCGCCGCCCAGGCCTCGACCCAGGCTGCCATCCAGAGCATCACCTCGGGTCGCTCGCAGACTCTCTGCGTGCTCCGTGACATGGGCAAGGTTGTCTATGCCCCTCTCGCTGCTAACCTTGCCGCCGCTCAGGCTGGCACGGCCTCGGGCACCTCGGGCTATTTCCGCCAGGTTCAGCTCCTCCTCCCTCAGCCGATCACCAACTCGCAGGGCTTCGTCGGTGGCGCCAGCGGTAACCTCTTTGGCGTCCAGGGTGGTGCAGCCTCGGTCTATGCTGCCTACCTGAGCTTCTACGTACCAGTTGTTGTTGGCGGCGTCCTTGCCTCGCCAGCTTCTCTGGCTCTCCAGAGCGCTGCAGTCAGCGGTGCTATGTAAAATCTTTGTTTCTGAAATCTTTGTTTCTGAAATCATTTAGTAGTTTATAACTATTTTATGATTTGTATCATAGAAAAAGAATTGCAACTTAGTAGTAATCATGAAGATTAACTACACGTTTGTATTCTATCTCATCGTTGCCATTTTGGTGATATGTGGTGGCACCTATAAACTAATGGATCGTATGATCACGGCGATTCTCTATTTTATTGGAACAACCTGCATCTTTATTGTATACGGGCTACGCTGGTTCTCGGCAGATAATTCCCTCTTCTCCAAATCTCCGGTTCCATGGCCGCCCACCATTAATACCTGCCCTGACTTCTTAACGTATTATCAGCGCACCGTCAATGGAGCCAAAGTAGATAGTTGCATTGATATGGTTGGTGTTTCTAAGAACGGAACCATTAAGATTTTCCCTCGTGATGGTGTTGAACCCATGCAGGACGAATACTACTTTGGATTAAAGACTAATAGTTCCGATAAAGACATGAAAAACCAGGAATGGTGCCAGAAGGCCATCGCAGCGGGTCTTACATGGGAGGGTATTACCAACGGCGAGAGCTGCACCGCAGGCGGAACTCCTACGGCTCCTGGCGGTGGAGAAGGTGCAGGCGCATGCCCCACTGTTCCTAGTGCTTAATAACTGCGTTTGAATACGATAAAAATGATCTACGAACCTAATGTGATAGGCGGTTATCCAGCATTCATAGTTTAGTGGCAGAATCACTCCCTTCCAAGGAGTGGGCACGGGTTCGATTCCCGTTGAATGCATTTTCTCCGCTTATTTATGTTATTGTTAGCGATTACAAATCGGTAACTTAACAACTTTCAGTGCGTTCAAATTCTAGAAAAAAGTTCTACGGATCAAGTGTGAAAAGGGGTGATCCCTTCACGCGTTCATAGTTTAGTGGCAGAATCTGTCCTTGCCAAGGATAGGGCACGGGTTCGATTCCCGTTGAACGCATCACCTTATTATTGTTTGGATCCAAGATCATTACAATAATTAGGTTTACACCTAAAGGATTAGGAAGAGAATCATCATAGTATGGTTCGCACCAGTTTACCAGAAGAAGACACCGCATGTTTGCATCCTGAAATTGAAGAGGCGATGCTCAAATGGCTGAAATCACGTTCCCATCCAGCCTTTCTCTTAATTGGTCCACCAGGCGTCGGTAAAACCACCATGGTCTATCGTGTCTGCAAACAAGGCAAGTTCTGGGTACAAGAATTCAATGCCAGTCATACACGAACCGGTTCTTCCTTTCGTCAAACTATTTTACCTCTTTTGATTGAAACCGGTGTCAGCAAGTGGATTCATCCCACTACCCCTAATGGTCGCGTGGTACTCCTCGATGAAATGGACGGTCTATCGCAGGGTGAAAAAGGTGGTCTACAGGAACTCCTCGATTACTTGAAATCCAAGCGCGCCTTTGTGGATGATTCCCCGCTGATCCTGATCTGCAATGTATTGGAGGGTCGCATCATGCAACAACTTCTCAAATACTGCTGCGTTCATTATGTGAATATGCCCAAGAAGGAAAAGCTCATTGAGTTTTTCAGAAAGGACATTCCCGATTCTCTCTATCAACTGGGAGACATTCGCAAGGTATCGCAGAGTCTTATTTATAATGATAAAACGGGCAGCTATATGCCAGGCAAGGAAGAATCGATCGACCGAAACATTCATGTTGCCATACGAGCCGCCTGGTTTACCTTATTTGAAAACTGGGGCGAAAATGACGAGCTCGATCTAGAAACGAAAGATGCAAACCTGGCAGGTCTCCTCTTTCATCAGAACCTTCCGCTCTTCTTGGATAAGGAGTCCAAAAACCCAGTACCCTTTGAAGTATATGTAGAGATCTTGGATTATTTGCGCTGGAGCGATCGCGCAGATTTCTGGGCATTTTTCCATCAGTGCTGGAATTTGCTACCTCTTTCCTATCGTCTCAAACTCAAATATCCTAATTTGTATTTGCAGGGCTATGAAAAACCGAAAACCATCCCTAATCCATCCGAGCTTCAGTATACCATGGTGTTAACCAAACAATCCGCACTCTTTAATGCGTGGAAAGAGATGAACCGTGTGGCCAATGAGCATGACATTCCCTTTCGATGCGTGACCCAGTGGGCGACCCATCAAACGGGTAAATTGTACGATACACTTGGTATTAAACTTGAATCTCCGAATTCAAATGAAGTACTGTTAGGGGGGTTACTCGCCCCAGTCGCTGAGAAGAGTGGAGCAAAACCTGTTTCCACTCGGAAACGGGTAGTTCGTGGTAAAAAATCAAGTGAGAAGTAGTGGGGAGTGAGATTCCTCGAATCAAATCCACATTCGATACAAATAAAATTCTCGTTTTGCCTTGCTGGTAATTCTTAATCGTTTTAAGCAGTGAAAATAGATTACTCTCTATTCTCTCCGCTTTGATTCCTAATTTATCGATTTCATCAAAGAGCTGATAATAAATATTATCAAAGGATGAATAAATTATAAATTGCCCGTCCTTATTTTCTTTACATAAGTCGAGACACACCTCTACCTTATTTCGAGTAAGAATCCTCTCTTCAGGACTTAGTTGTGTTAAACAACATAGATTCGTTACGCTGACAGGCGATCGGCAGGTTGGGCATTTATACGTCAGAAGTGTATTTCGTAAGACACATTTTCCACAGTATACATTATGACAGCAATTTATAATCGTCGGGTATTCACAGGGTTCTAAACAGATCACGCATTCATTTTCATCTATTTTTCGCTGAATCATACTATATTTATTTTTGAGTAACGCATTGTATTCCACCATATCGGTCAATCGTTTCATTTCCGACGGCATGTACTGAGCAATCGATTTAAATTCAATTCCCAACGCCTGAAATAAATGAGGAATATGGTGAGAGCGAATATGTGGATCACGATTTCGCACCAAGTAGAAACTCATTAATGAGTTAAGGGTAATATTGGGACGACAGAGAAGAGTATCCATTTGAACGGGCGGTAATTGAAGACTGGTTTGAATCATTTCATTTGAATTTCGCAAAACAATGTATCCACGATAGGGGTGAAAAAAGGGAAGATACGCCTTTAAAAAAGAGGAAGATGTTAATGTTCCTTCATATTGAGGAGTAGATTGATCGAGTAACCATTCTGCTAAATCAGGATGGAGTTGAACACGGTCTCTTAAAAAGTAGAGATTGCTTTTCACAATTAGAGGATTCTTGAATAAAAGAGGGATCCAATTATGTGTGACGAGCCATAGAAATTGGAATTGAAGTGGTGGATCCGATGAATTTAAATAAATGGAGGATGCTTCATCAATGATTACCTGATCCCATTCAATCTGCTGCTGTGTTGCATATTCCTGCAGATGTCGATAGCACTTATTCGTTGTTAAGACAAAATGACTATTTTTTATTTTATCTGCAAGATCTTGACCCTTTATCATTCGTCTTGTTTCAATCGAAACATAGGTAAGCGAAGTATGTTTCTCAATTTCGTTTCGCCATTGACCAAATAGGCTATGTGGAACAATAAGTAAATTGGCAGATTGATTCGATAGGGAACGAATTTCATGAGAGAAAAAATATTTGGAAGAATGATTGGTCAATTCCGTGCTCATTCGAATCGGTAGATGCGCTGCTAAATAGGCGAGGATGGAAAGAGACTTTCCTGTTCCATTTGAATCGCCTATGATTCCAATTTTACCATTAATGGCCTGATTTCCTACTAAAAATCCACGTATCATTTTTTCTTTGTATTGCTGCATTCCTTGAACCATTGTTGCTTGATGAGGATACAGTAGTGTATTAATTAATGGTGATACATGGTATGGATGACTTTGAATCAGTGTACTCTGATATACATGATTCAAGGTAACTAGTTTATCATACTGGAATTCCTCTCCCATGCTCTTATGAGTAGTATCCCATTTCTAGCTTTAGGTTAAGCTACGATAAAAAGCGATAAGCTGTGGATCGTTTACAATATCTTCCAGTTGATAGGGAGAATCGCGCATTTTTGCCTTATCGTTTCCTTTATAGGCGGCATGCTCCTCTCGTAATATCTTCTTGTCTGCGGTATTATCTCCATGACAGATGACCAAAATGGCCTTCTTGGGTTGTAGTTGGATCATTGGATATTTATAGTTATCTAAGAACGATACCTCTTCTGCTTTGGTTACATATTCATCATATTTGTGAACATCCGAATATCGTTTGCGCCACGCCATGGTTCCATTGGTAGCATGATTTGATCCATAGGGACCAATGGTCACAATCTTTTTTATATCCAAATAATACAAATTCATTTCAGAGGATCCTGCCAAATCTACTTTTGGATATTTAGCAAATGCATCTACAATCATCTGAACTCGATCTGCGGGGTAATAATCATCGTCATCCATCGCAATAATAATCGCACCCTTTGCTTCTTTATTTAATAAATTGCGCTTCGCGCCAATCCGCATTTTCTCATCATGATAGATGTATCGAAGATTAGGAATACCCGTATTCTGAAAGAGATCCTCCACTTTGTCTCGTCCATCATCCATAATGATCCACTCCATCTTGTCTTTGGGAAAGGTCTGATGTTTATAAATTTCAATCATGGTTGGAATAAATGATCGGCGATTATACGTTGGCGTAATAACCGATACTTCTATCATTTGTTTCTATCGTATGATGTAATCTTTAGACTTCTTTCGTCTTCAATATCTCTGCTGCAGCGGTTGCGGCACGTGTGGCTGTCTCTACTGGTATAGGCTGTTGAATTGTACTGTAGGGTGGCGGCGCATTCACGCTCTTTCCATTATTATAGGGCGGTGGCGCATTCGCGCTCTTTCCATTATTATAGGGTGGTGGTTCATTTGATCTCTTTTCATTGTTATAGGGCGGTGGTTGTACCGCACCATTGTTTGCTTTTGGAAGAGTATTATTCTCTGCCGCACGTTTTGCCATCACTTCCGCGACGGTTGGTGGTAGAGGTGGATTTTCAGGTGACTGCTCACCCTGTGACGGGAATACAGCCATGGATACATCATGCATGGTATCCAAATACTCCTTTGCTTTATCAAACTGCTCTTTGAACTCTTCCATGCCTCCTTGGTCGATTATCTTTTTGGCAAATGGAAAGGAATCCTGCAATGTTTGAAAATGTTCATCCATAATTTGTTTCAAAATGCCCACCTTTTTAGGTGTCTTTGGATAGGTAAACGGATAAAGAAGATATCGAGTATACCACGGCCTCTCTTTATTCATCAAAATGGGTAGAATGGCGAAGATCGTTGGCATGATCCGCTGCTTGGGGCCATCTGACATATTATTTACATAATAGCTATATCCTCCCTTGCAAAGATAATATATGGTTAATATTCCAGCAGGAAATGTGGCATAACTGCATATAATAATAATGAATACAAAGAAAATGACACGAATGGGAGCAGAATACATAATCATTTCGTTAGTGACTAACATGGCTAAAATAAGAACGAGCAGAGGATAACGAACCGCTTCAAAAATCATTACAATGTAATCCCATATTTGGTTGAACATGCGTTTTGCACTAAATTTGTCAGCAGGCGCAGATGCCTTTGCCTCGTCTGCCTTGGCTTTTAACTCAGCAGCCGTAGTCGGAATATTGGTAGATAGAGCCTCTACCTTCTCAGCCTGCTCTTTCGCATAAGCATTCGCCTCTGGATCATTCACAAGATCATCTACCGCTGTTTTGACACGATAGGTGATTTTATTTTTTAATTTTGTGACAAGTGAGTCCGACATTCTATGACCACCATGGATTTTAATGATGGAAGCCAACTCACACATTACAATGCATACTTCAATCCTCCCATACCCGATGCAATCGATACCCAATTTAGACTTTCCACATATACGTTAATGTTATATTGGTAAAATGTATTTGCCGGCAAAGGGAATACATTTAAATCCAATTGGAATACTTTAATGCGACTACTATTAATACTTCCATCAGGCTGTGTCGTAGGAGATTGTAGAGAAAAGGGATATACAAGAATTCCAGCATCGGGAATGCCTGTTAGGTATTTCCAAGGAACCACCTGTGTAAAATAGTTAAATGGCTTCTCTTCTTGTAATAAATTACCATCGCCTAGAATGGCAAATGTATTCAAGATCGATCGTTGACCATTAATCACAAATTGTCCCGTAGCAGAAGTAAGATTAACCATTGTATCCCAGCCACCTGCAGGAATAAAAGGCGCCTTCACTGGATTGATCCAATTGGTAAAATTTGCAGTTTGATTTCGATAGAGTACCGAATCCGACCGACGGGGAACTACAATGATTCGCTCAATCGGGTTATGAGTATCCAGCTCTACAAATTGGCGTGCGGTCAAATTGTTAAAATTGTAGGATGTAATCTGTCGTACTAAATATTGCAGCGTCTCAGAGGAGAATTGTGCACGTTCATCGTCCGTTACATATACATAGGTCAATTGAATACTCGGGCGAAGCTCCCATGTATTCAGTAAGGGTTTGGGCGTACCTACATCGGTTAAAAAGTTGTTAATCATCACATCCGTAATATTGGATACCGCAGTATAGAATACATTTTGTGGCTGTAGTGGAACCGGAGACGGATTATATTGATACCCTGGCGCAACCTGATATCCATTGTTATCCAGAATGGTATACAACTGGTTAATCGGACGAAGTGTTAATTGGATTTCACATTCATGATACTGTAGTGCAACAAGTGGAAGTGACTCAAATGTCGATTCTGCAAACCAAAAAGGAAGTGGAACTTGAATCAGACTTCCTTGAATAGATGGGCGATTCGTATTCGGTGGAGAAGTAGTCGAACCGGTTGGACCATTATTATTGTATACGAGTGGATATCCTAAACCGGCTGAACCACCTGCGTATATTCCTTTCGCAGGATCATATCGTTCAGGAGTATTTCCCACAAGTGTCTGCCATTTCTGAAAGGATCGATTATCCAAATCACATTGTGCTTTGGCAATCATATAATTTCCATCGAATTCCTGGATTTTTTGACCACCGATAAAAAATGCTGCATTTTGAATGATTTGGCAGCCAATGTAATTTGTCCATGCGAAATTGTATTGTGAATTTCTTGACCCTTGGGGTAATTCCATATATTTGCAATAAATATCAGGTAGTTGAAACGTAAAATACATGTCGCGTACCAAATCAGAAATACGTTGTAATTTAAATCGAACTTGAATGGGCTGGTCATAGGATAGGTTCTGAGGACCATCCATCGCAAAGGTTACGGACTCTTCCGCAAAATGCGAGTATTTTTTATACGCCTTGTAAAAATAAGTAAAATCGGGGTTGCCACTTAGTAATACATTTTGTGCCCCGTAGGCAACTAATGAAAAGAGACCACCACCTGGCATCACTAGTTTTGTATTAGTTAATCTATCGGTCCTTTAGACCTACAGATTGACTAAATTGATTAGAGTTAACGAGAATCCGCCCACCATGTGTCCGTAAGATAGGGTGGACGATCGTTGAGCATCGAACCCTCCATCTTAGAGGATGGTCCCTCGTTCATCAATGTCTGAATCTCTGAAAAGCAGAGTGCATAATTGAAATAGCTCATACGACTCATCATGCCCTTCAAGCAGCCGAACACATCAAATCCTGTGTCATCCACCGATGGAATGAGGGCATGCTTCAAGCTGATACGACGCTGACTAAAGCAGCAAATGTCCTGAAAGTTTTGATAAGGAGCAAATCCTTCAAATGACGCCTTCTTCGTCAAATTGCCGTTAATATAGATTTCCAGTGCATGATCCTTGCATACGATTACCACATGTACCCACTTGGAAACGGGGAAGTTGTCCACTTCCACGAAGTTATTCCATGTCTTATAGGTATTCATGTAGACACGAAGTGTATTGGTATCAGATCGCATGTATACACCGGGTGCCATCAGTGGGAATTGAGAAGAATAGCCCTTATGGAAAATATGTAGCAATCCAAGTTCTTGGCGAAATGTGGAAGGATGTACGTTTAAATAAAAGGCGTAGCTAAATTCAACACCACTGCGCTCATTATCCGATAAATGCGTCGGAATCGAACCAACTACATTTGGATTTTGAGCAATAATACGAGCCTTATCATCCGTCGGGCACGTATGTTCAATTAACACCGTTCGATTGATATGCAGACGATTCAAATATTTATAAATTACTTCAATAAAGATAAATGTTACATAAATGATAAGAACAAGTATCAATGCAAAGATGATCTGCTCCATGATACCGGGCGTACCCTGATTCGATGATTTATTTCCTAAGTTAAATAGACCTGCGTTCGATGCCATCTGTCTCCTTTTAAGAATTTGTATTATTTATTTGGCTCATTTTGTGCTAACGGCGATGGAAACACCTGGTGCAAAAAATGAAGAAAACCAACCTGAAAGAGTGGTAATTGGGCTGGGTCCTGCCATATAATTCTTATAAACGGTGTCAGGATTCAATGCGGCATCATACATGATAGTTGTCGTAATCTGTCCCCCAAATCCTCCATAATTCAGTAATGTTGCGGAATAACCACCTCCATCTACCTTATAATAGGATGGTAGGACACATGATCGTGACAATTTACCATCTAGGTATACATCGACCGTCTTCCCATTAACGGCTACCGTAAGATTCACCCAGCGCTGAAGATCCACTTCGGGCAAATCGCAAATCTGATTGGAACCTAATAACATGGAATCATTCTCTATTACATTATATGTACCGTTCTGTGTGGCAGTATCTAATGAATCTGTGTTTGCTTGACCCACTCCATTGGTTACTGCACGACCCTCTTTCGTATGGAAACGAATATTTAGTTTTGGCTTTCTTCCTCCCAGATAAATGCGGAAGGTATCAAAGTTACGACCTCCTACGCTGATAATGTGCTTAGCAAATCCTTGACGGTATGACCAGTTGTTAATATAAATCCAAGTTGATACCGTAAATTCACCACCTTCATAGAGTGTCGGTAGTTTATCAGACGTGATCACAATGGGTTTTGCAGGGTCAATGTTTGCATTCTGCATAATCGAAATAAGCTCAGATGCATTTTGTGTCTTGGGACCAAACAAATATTGATATAGAAAATACAAGACAATCAATCCTACAAACAAGATAAGATAGGGAATTAGTCTTGCAACAGGCGTTGCGCTGTTGTTGGAACTCATGTTTCTGTCTGATACACGGATAATCTGATAGGATAAATTATCATTATGCGTAGGGTGTACTCCATTGAACTAAGTTGTTCGGTGGCGGTTTTGTTACAGGATTGCACGGTAAACCGGGGGGACATTCTGAAAATAATTTGATAGCGGGAAAGCTCATTTGAATCGAGTTTCCTTCTGTTACCATATTGTTGGTATCAACATATGATACTCTGGTTCGCTCCACTTCTGTAGGGGAAAGGCGTTTTGCATTTACAATGACATGAATCACAGAACCATCCAGGCCTTTATTGCCCACGGATAATGGGCTGCTAATCACAACCGGATAATTCAGTAATCTCTGAGAAGTAACGATCTGATTTTGGAAAATAACATCAAATCGCCGACCCTCCCGTAAAATAGCAATAAACATCCATTTCTGTTTTGGAATCGCCGGCAAATCAATGATTTCATATTTTAGTGCACCCGTATCATTTGTTTGAACTCGAAGACGCGCCGCCGATTCCTCTTTTCCCATTGGTGCCGGTGAAATTTCCAAAAACCAATTATTTTCAACATACATCAACGGGGTATACTGATTCTGATACTTTGAAGTACGATCTCCACCATTTAGTTTAAAGAAACCCATTACTGTGGTTCCATTGCTTCCTAGAATAGACTGTTGTGTCATATCGGCAGTTGCCACAACTACTTTCTTATGGAGCGGCGTCATCTTAGAAAGTACATCCTTATTGTCTGGTCCCAAATAAATATAATAATAGATAATATATATGGTACATAATACCAATACAATTCCAAATAAGATCATCATTGTATCTTCCTATCTATGGATTTGATTTGTAAACCGTATTCTATTCTTGTGGTGCACAGGAGGTTGAACTGGGCATGGCTCCCGCGTCAAAGTCCTTTCCTGTTGCAGGAGCGGGTGTAGCTTCACGAATTTCTGGTGTAGGTAAAACACGTGCCCAGACTTTAAAATTACGTATCTTTGCAATATTTGCCTCGATGCCAGAGGCGGGATATACATCACCTGTTACTGACTTTGGTGGTGAATCAAATGCACGCGTCTTTAATAAATGCCCATTCATATACACCTCTAACGCCTGATCCATCACGACAATACCAAGACGGAATGCCTCTTGTACAGGAGCATTGGATACAATTACATTTTCCATATTATTATCCTTGTTCAGCACCGATACAATCATATCATTGGTATCAGGTAATAGTGCCACGGCTAAATTGTAATTATCTAACACACCTAGCAATAGATCACCTGATGGAGTTGCTTTGACCGTTGCTCCACGACTAAAGAGAACTCGCGGATGCTTTGAGAATTGCAGTGGATTCACAATAAACATATCCATGATCATAGTATATCCTGCCGATATCGTCTGAATCGGTAATGCACTGTTCATAATTTGTCCTGTGTTCCCATTTTTCCAGAAAAGTACTCCATCATCCCCTCCTGGTACGGGAATAATACCGGAACCACCTGGATGCAATCTAAAAATGGGGCGAATAAACCAGTGAACAAATAGTAAAATGATGAAGATAACAATGACAATGGCAAGCGCATAAGCCATTACACGTTTAATCGGGCTAGATTCGCCCGTATTTGATGTGATAGTTGTGTTAAAAACACCCGTAGATGTAAAACCATTCGCTTTCGGCAAAGTATTACCACGAGTTAAATAGCTACCAAAATTCATTCTGATCTCTCCCTCTTTTATAATCTTAATTTTTATGTAATGCGTAAAACACTCCGCCTGTTATGCCTAAAATAATGCCTCCCGTAATAAAACCTTTGATAAAGGAACGATAATCTACCTCGTTCATATCTTCCTTTGTCCAGACGGGTGATCGATTTCGATTTCCTACTTTTTCATAATAGGTAAGGACTTCTTCCATAGACCATTCTGCTTTTCCCAATTGCTTATTGACCTGATTATGAATGTCGATCGTCCATTTAATTAAATCCGTTCGCGAATCAAGAAAGGTTGTAATTGGTTTTTTTGTTAAATGCGCTCGGTAGTGCTCTCGGCATATCGAACAGGGAATTAAATAAGCAAGCGATTCATAAAATTCTTTTGCGCATTTCTTATCGGTGTAGGTGGGGTTCTTTGAATAACCAAGGGCAACAATGTGAATCGTATGCCAGAAAAATGGTCCCCATACACTTGGTGGAAATTGCATTCTACTTAGACTCTTGCTGATTTTACATGATTTTTTTCGACAGTTGAAGATCTAAAGACCGATATACACATACTTTATAAGAGTATTACACTACACTATTATGATAACAATAAACCGGATACAACATTGTACAAATTGTGGATTAAATGGTCATCTTTTTCGAAATTGTCTTTTGCCCGTAACAAGTTATGGACTCATTGCTGTTCGATACAGTGATGATGTGTATCAGCAGTCGATCTATTCAAAATCTTCTACGATTAACAATGGAAATGATTCCATTCAATTTCTACTGATTAAGCGTAAAGACTCCATGTCGTTTGTTGAATTTATTCGAGGAAAATATAGCCATCTTGATGAAGAATACATCTATAAATTGTTGGAGGGGATGACACAGTCCGAACAGGAGCTTCTTCGTACCAAATCATTTAATGAGTTATGGTACACGGTTTGGGGCGAATCATCCGCTGGTCGATCTCATAAAAGTGAGTATGAAATATCCGAACGTCGTTTTGGGATGATTCGTGATCGACTGCCAGCCTGGATTGATCAACATCTTTCCAAGTGGACAGAACCCGAATGGGGGTTTCCGAAAGGGCGCCGTGCACCCTACGAGAACGATATTCATTGTGCCATTCGTGAGTTTCAAGAGGAAACTGGGTTGCAATCCAAGGATTTCTCACTTCTCCAGAATACAAATTGCATCTCCGAGACATTTATTGGATCAAATCAAGTCCACTATTGCCATAAATACTACATTGCAGTATGTCATAAAACAACGGAGGTAGAGATGAATCGTGATAATTTTTACATGGCGCGTGAAGTGGGGGGTATTCAGTGGTTTACATTAGATGAGGCCATGATTAGGATTCGTCCGGATAATATAGAGAAACGAGAGATCCTGTTAAAGGCAGGAAAGATCATGAAACATTTTCATCCCATCCACACGAATCAATAGAGTTGAAATTTATAAATGTTATTATCGTAAATAGTAGCGTTTAAAAATAAAATGAAAATGTAAGTATCATAATAGTATGGCAGAGAACAATGAAGATGATCCATTTAACTTCAATGATCCACTTGCGGAGATAGCAAATGCCTCTTCTGCAGAAAGGGCTGCAAATTCTGTTGTAAATCTGGCGGCGAATACAATTAGTGCGGCTGCAAATAATCAGGAGTCAAATGAGGATGAGTCTCTTACCAATGAGGAGTTACTTAATCTAGCAAATCGCAGTAATCTGCTGACTTCCAATCAACTTGCCACTGTTAGGAGACGAATAGAAGAAAAAGGATTGCGACGTAACCGATCTGCTTCATTCGCGCCTCTAGAAGTCCCTGAACAAATAAATGAGGTAGAACAAATAGATAATGGAGTAGAAGAGGTTCCTGAACAAGTAGATGAAGTTCTTGAAGAGGCTCCTGAACAAGAAGAGGTTCCTGAACAAGTAGATGAAGTTCTTGAAGAGGCTCCTGAACAAGTAGATGAAGTTCTTGAAGAGGCTCCTGAACAAGAAGAGGTAAATGAAGAATTAGAAAATTATAGCACAGAGGATCTGGAAATGGTGTTAAACGATGCAAATACAAATGACGAGATGAGAGCTCGTTTTCAAGCTGAATTCAATCGTCGCCTAAAAAGGTCTATGGCACGCTCTTCTAGATCAAAATCTCGTTATGTAAAACCATCTCTTCCTAATATTCCTGAAGTGAATGAAAATAATGCTCAACTATCATCTCTTCCTGAAGTGAATGCTCGAACACCCTCTATCATTCAACCTGCATCAATAAAAGAAGAGTCGATTGCACCAAAGAATGAGTCTGCTAATCAAACAGAAATGATGCAATATTTTGCTGATCTACCTGAAGATGAGCTTCAGAAAATGGCAAGCAATGTTGACACAGAATATTATTCTATGGCACTCAAGGAATTAAAAGAGAGATTAGAGAAAAAACAGTCGGTTCAGCCAGAGGCATCCATTCAGCCAGAGGCATCCATTCAGCCAGAGGCATCCATTCAGCCAGATGCATCCATTCAGCCAAAGGCATCCATTCAGCCAAAGGCATCCATTCAGCCAAAGGCATCCATTCAGCCAGAGGCATCCATTCAGCCAAAGGCATCCATTAAGCCAATCATATCGTTAGAACCATTAGAGCCACTGCCAAATTACTCTAGTGCATTTGATGGAATTACAGACGAAGAAATCTTACAAATGTGGGAGGGAACAACAGAAGTAGAAGACCGAGACATGGTAATCCTTGAAATGCAACATCGCAATTTATTTCCATCTGCCTTCATGACTCAGTGGGAACAAGAGACAGGCTCTTATCCAGACGTGATCGATCCCGAATTTTTACAAAAGCTTCTCTCGAAACGTGAATTTGCAGAGAGTTTACAGTCCACCTGGAGACCAAAAACCGATCCATGTGAAGATCAGGGCACCTTTGAGGTCACACCTGTTCAGCGCTTTGTAGCCAATTTCATGTCTCCCAAGACACCCTATATGTCTGCCCTTCTCTTTCACGGTGTCGGTGTTGGTAAAACATGCGCAGCAGTACAGATCATTGAAGCATGGCTTGAAATCTATTCTCGCACAGAAGTATTCTTGGTTGCCCCTCCCACCATTCAACAAGGATTTTTCCGTACTATTTTTGATATTAGCAAAGTAACGATTGGAAAGGGTACCGAACCAAATATGGCTTCACAGTGTACAGGTACAATCTATATGAAATTGACCAATACGCTTTATGAACGTGATCCAGAAAAAATTACAAAGGCTGTTAATAAAGCCATTAAGCGCCGTTACAAGGTATTTGGCTACATTTCCTTTGCCAATTACATTCGCGATAAACTAAAAGGCATCCCTGCTGATCTCTCAGAGGAACGCAAACAACTTGAAATGAAAAAGGCCATTCGCAAAGAATTTAGTGGTCGCCTACTTATTGTCGATGAAGCCCATAATCTTCGCGATGTGGTCGACGAAGGAAAAGAAGAGGATGCCTATGCGGGTGGAAAATCAGAAAAGAGCGATGCCGCAGCAGGCAAGACCCTCACTCCTTATCTTCAATATGTTCTTCAATATGCAGAGGGTATGAAGTTCTGCGCACTCACTGCTACTCCCATGTATAATACCTACAAAGAGATCATCTTCATGCTGAACCTGTTACTGATGAATGATAAGAAAGCGACGATCAAGGAATCCGATATTTTTGATAAACAGGGCAATTTGCTAGAGAAAGGAAAAGAGCGCCTTTCTTGGATTGCAAGTCGATATGTCAGTTTCATGCGCGGAGAAAATCCCGTTTCTTTCCCCATCCGCTTATTTCCCAAGAATATTCCTGCATTTTCCTCTTATCCAACCTCCAATCCACGCGGTACTACAATTCCTCGAGAGGAACTTGAGTATTATACCCATTTGCCACTGGTCCCCATTTTGCTAAAGGGTGATACCTTACGTGCAACCGTTCTCTTTTCCAATCAACTGCAACCTACTAAAAAGGGTGGTCTAAGTACATTTGATTTGGATAAACTGGTTCATGCCGGCAATTTTATTGTTCCTGCATCGGCAACGACTCAGGGTCAAGACATTGAATCCTATACTGCACGCACCAATTGGGACTCACTTGGAACTGTTTTTACACGCCAATCAATTGGTGGAGAAACACGGTATACGCCAAAAACCAACGATATTTCATGGATGGTTGCTCCTCGCTTATCCGAGTATAGCCCCAAGTTTGATTTCTTTATTGAGCGTGTCAAACGAGCCGAGGGATGCGTCTTTGCCTATACCCGTTTTGTTCAAGGTGGTGCCATTCCTCTGGCACTTGTTCTAGAAGCCAATGGATATAAACCATGGGGGCGCAAATCGGGTCTTCTTAATCATAAACCCATCGGCGGATATCAGTGCGCCCTCTGTGAACACCGCGAATCGAATCATCCAGGTAATCATGACTTTTCACAGGCCTATTATGGTATTTTAACGGGTGAACTAACAATTTCGCCAGATAATGAGAAAACCATTAAAGCACAGCGTCACATGGATAATGTAAATGGTGTTAAAATGAAAGTGTTGATTGGTTCACAAATTGCATCGGAAGGTGTTGACTTGCGATTTGTACGTGAAACACATGTCATTGATTCATGGTATCACTTGAATAAAACGGAACAGATTCTGGGTCGTGCCATTCGTTTCTTATCTCATTGCGCCTTGCCCCAAGAAAAGCGAAACAATACTGTGTACTTATACACGGCGGTTCTTCCTCCCAATCAAAATAAAGAAACTGCCGATTTGTACAGTTATCGCATGGGATTTAACAAGGCGGTGTTAATTGGTAATGTAACCCGTGTTATGAAACAGGCAGCTGTAGATTGTAATTTGAATAAAGATGCGATCATCATTAGCGGCGAAGAAACCGTTCGACAAATCGATTCCCAGCGTCTGGTACGTGAAGAAGTAGATATCAATGACATGCCCTTTACTGCGGTATGTGACTGGATTGAAACATGTAATTATAAATGTAGTCCTCAGATTGATTTGAAAGAATTAGTTCTTGATGATTCTACCTACGATGAATATGCCGCACGATGGAGTATTTATAAAATAAAGAAAGCGATTCGAACATTATTCGAGATTCAGTCCTTTTATCAATCCGAAGATGTATGGGAGAGTTTATCCAATCTTCCAAAAGAAGTTGTGGTGGATGTTCTGCGTGAAGTAGTAAATAATAAGTCATTCCAAGTCAAACATCAAAATATCGCAGGATATATTCGATATTGCAATGGGTATTATCTATTTCAACCGAATGTCTATGCAGATCTTTCTATTCCTCTCGCCATTCGTGTTGCGAAATTTCCAGTAAAACGTGATGAATATTTGCCAATTGAATATGAAATACCAGAAGATGTCAAAGAAGAGGAAAGTGAACAACCTGTATCGTTTGAGACGATTGAAGTCGTATGGCAATCAATTGTGGATTGGATTACCTATTTATCAATGAATCCTGAATATCGTGCGCCTCCTGTTGAATTGGATCATCGTCGGATTGAAATGTCACATGACGATAAGGCATTATTATTATATTATACACAGGTCTTTCAAATGGTACAATGGTTTCATACCTCCTTTCATGAATCAAACAATCCACATCCAGAATCCTTTGAAGAGGCGCTTCTTACCTATTTCTGGGATGAATGGTTAACCATAGAAGAGCAACTGTTTATTGTGTATCAGACTGGATTAAACGTTCATCTCTGTATAAAAGAAAATGAATATCAGTTCGGAAAAGAGATGATTCATCGATTTATTGATCCAAAATCAGGAGAGTTGATCTATATGTGTGAAGGACCAAAAACATGCTCAACTGCTATTATCGATCACATTAAAAGTGATCCAGACGATCGCATACGCACCTTTTCTATGACTACAAAAACAACAAGTACACCTTATGGGTTTCTTGTTCCGAAAAAAAGTAAAATGGTGT